TTCTTGATTATCAAAAACCGACTTTAAAACTAATACTTTTTGGTATCTATTGTCGGTACTTATGTTAGTCCCTACAAATATAACACTATCTTCGGTAGCACTTGTAAAAATAAACAAATATTTCGGATTAGAAATTGTTGCCAATTCTAAGCCGGTAAATATTAAATTATTGTCGACCCCTTTATAAATATGTAACATTTGTTTTAAATTAAAATGCCCTACCCACACAATGTAGGTAGGGCATAATTAAATAACTTGCTTGGTGTAATTATGCACCCGCAGTCTCAAGCGCTGCACCTACGCTAGCGCTTACTTGTAAAAAGTCGTCCTTCTCAATGCCGGTTAAAGTAATATTATATCCGTTACGATCGCCCGCAGCGGTACCACTTGTAGACTCGGTAGAAGCCAAGTAAAGGCCGTTTCCTTCGCCGTACATTCTATAATTTCCATCCATATCTAAAGTAACCGCAACTAGCTTATTTTTAGCTAAAGTGCGTACAATGTTTGCAGTTGTAGAATCTCTTTTGTTTAAAGGGAATACTACTTGGTGTGTATAGAAAACAGACCCGTTTTCCTCGGACGCAGTTGCGTTAGAACTTGTATTTGCGGTAGCACGTGGCACCTCAAATTTATAAAATCTTTTTCCTACTGCTTTGGTGATGCCGGTAACTAACCCGCTCACTTCAGCAACGGAAGTAATATTGCCGAACTCGGCTAAAAAAACGGCTTGTAAGCCTCCGATATTTTCGCGGCAATCTATTGAATAACCGCTAGTGATGGCACATGGCATAATAAAAAGTTTAAAAAAAAGGCGGCTTATTAACCGCCTTTTCTTGTTTATAATTTAATTAGATTGCAGACTTGAACTTAACTACTAAAGTAGTGTAAGCTAAACCAACACCCAATTTGAAAGCTACTCTATAACGAACTTCGTTATTATCTTTAGAATACCAAATCATGTAGTTTTCCTCTTCAGCTTCTAAGTCAAATGCCATAGCGATATTTGACAAAGTTGTAGCGTAAATGTCACCGGTTCCGTTCAATCCGTTAACTGCTACTAATTCTACATTTGTACCCGGGATAACAAAAGTTTGGTTTGCGTCGCCGTCTACTTTGTAGTTGTAAAGGTTTAAAGCTTGGTAAGCTAAAACTGCTAATCTGTATACATCGTTACCAACCATAACTTTTAAGTCTTCAGCGTCGATAATTTCAACCGGAATAGCTTTGTAAACTGCATTCAATACACTTACTACGTTAGCAGCGGTAATTGTTGCAATTGGGCCACCCGATACATAACCCGAAACGTTTGCGTTAACCGCAGAACCCGCATCGATTAATTTGATTAAACCATCAAAGCTAGATAAGTTAGGGTTTGCACTTGTAGTGTCACCTTGCCAAATTGCAGTTTCTAATTGCTTAGCAATCATCTTATTTTTTTGCTCCGTGAATTTAGCTTGGAAATCAGCCCATCCGAAATCTTCGTAAGTTGATCCCGCTTTTAAAGCTTCTTGAGAGAAATAAGCTTCAAAATCTTTAGGACAAATTGTTTCCTCGATTTTGATTTTACCTACTACTACTTCAGCTTGGCTTAAAGTTGTTGTACCTGAAGGGTTCCAACCGCAAGCGTCAGTTTGAAAATTAGCGTTAGTAGCTAACTTAGGGATTTTTACGCTTGACTTAACTTTAGGCAATAAGATACCGCCCGCCTTTAAGTAAGTTTGAGTCTTTGCCGCAAATACGGCTTCGGTTAACAAAGGTGCAATTTCTTGTTTAGTATATGCAGCAATGTTTGAAAATACTAATGACATATTTTTTAATTTTTAGTTTATGAACAAATTGATTTTGAGAATTTCTCGAACTCACTCTTTGCATCTAATTTTTGATCTGCAAAGTTGTTGCTTGTTTTAACACCCGCATCCGGTGCGCTTTGAGGCGCTTCAACTAGCATCTTGCTAATTTGCATTAAGCCTTCAATTACTTTGTTTGCTTGGGTTAACTTAGCTTCATATTGTGCAAACTTGTTTTCGTATGCAGAAAATTTCTCGTTAGTTGATAATTCAAAAGCTGCAAATTTTGCGATCATGTCTTCAACTACCGGTACTTCTACTTCTACTGAAACTTCGTCCTCCATTTTAGGCTTAATTTCCATAATAACGCCATTGTCACCTAAGACAATAGTTTCGCCACTTTCTAAGATATGTTCACCAACCGGAGCCGGTACACCTTCGATAGTTACGATACCGCCTACTGCTAATTCAGTTACTTCAACGATAGTGCCGTCTTTTAATTTGGCTTCCATCATTTTAACCGGTGCCGCAGTTTCGCCGCTTGGCATAGGCATTTGTTCTGTTCCTACAAGTTCTGCAAAGAACATAGAAACTTTGTCAAGAATGTTTTGTGCTTGTTCCATACTTTATATATATTATTTAAGTGTTAAAGGTACTTTTAGTAATTCTGCTAGTTCTGCTAGCTTTTGTTCTGCATAAGTAGGGGCCTTTTTTTCGCTTGGGTATTCAAAGTAACCTTCAACGCTAAAGCCTTTTACTTTGCCTTGTTTTATTAATTGCCAAGCTTGTTCGTTTTCAACGTAAAAGCTGCCAAACCATGATCCATCTTTAGCGTCTTCAAATCCCGCCATAGGGTGTATGCCTCTAGCTTTGTCTACTATAAAGCTTTCAAACATAATAAGACCTTCAAGCTGCATATCTTGATCATGCATTAAATTAACATTGCCTTGATAACCTTTCTTGCTAAACTTAATCGCAATATCTTTTATCGTTTCAGCGCTAAAGGTTACAAAATGCTCGCCAAACTTTTTATTGTTTCTATAAATTGGCTTGTCTGCTAACATTAATGGCCCGCTTATAATGTGTTTGTCTTCGTCTTGAATTGAAAAATTAAGCTTTGGCTTACCGCTTGAAAAATGTTGCTCCCACATTGAATTACAAATAGCTACGGCTTGTTCACTTTCTTTGCCTTCATTAATAACATAGCTTATGCATCTAGGTAAAAATGCGTCTTTGCCTTCGCCTTTTGTTGGCTCAATAAAATCTTGAGTAAATGCCACAAAATCGCGTTGAATTGCCGGCTTGTCTACAAGTGCAATAAACGATACTTCCGCATCGTCTTGCAACTCTTCTTGAATTTTAAGTTCGTAAATAGGTAAGTCCATACTTAATAAATATCTTTTTTATAGGTTATGTACTTTTAATTTATTCTAGCAGCGCGGTTAAGTCTATAAACACGTTCTTGGTTACCGCTTATGTCGCTTTCAACTACATAAGCCCTAGCCGCCACATTTCCTATTTGATTAATTTGCCCTTGATTTAATGTCGTCGTAGTTGCTTGAGCCGCTAAAGGTGCCGCTGCATTTACCCTTGGAATGGTAGGAGCCGAAACATTAAAAGAAGCCCCGCCGCCGCCTTTTACTTGAGTCATTACACTTTTTGCTCTACTAACTGCTCCAAGAACTGCGGCTATTTGAGACGCATAAAAAATAGGAAATGCAAAAGGTGCGGCCGGGCCGGTTGCTTTTGCTCCCTTTTGTGCAATGTCTAAGCCTTGTATAAATCCAACTCCGGTGCCTATTGCAATTTCAGCAAGCCCGGCTATTTTAGCTGCGTTAGTTCCTTTCTCAAATAAAGCAGATAAGCCACCGGCAATATTACCTATTGCGTTAGCTAGTGCTAATTTAGCTTGTAATTCTTGATCTGCAAGTAATATTTTTTTAGCAGTATTTTCCTCTTCTACTCTTAATAAATCTTGTTGTAATTTTAAATCAAAGTCTGCATAAGCTTGAGCTTCAGCGGCGGCTTTTTCAAGTCTTGCGGTTTCTTTTGCAGATTTTTCGTCTTCAATTTGAATAAGTCTTTGCTGCAATTCGGTGTCAAAATCTTCGTAAGCTTGAGCGTCTGCTTTTGCTTTTTCGAGTCTTGCTTTCTCTTCAGCATCTTTTTTTTCTTGATCTGCTTTGCGTTCTGCCGCCGCTTTATCGTTTGCCGCTTTTTGATTAGCTAATCTTTTTTCTTGCTCGGCTTTTTCTGCGTCGGTTAATTCTTTAGTGCCTTCGATAAATCTTTGGTTTGCAGCTTCGTATCTTGTACCAAATTCCGTAACCGATTTTTTTGCATCGTCCCAAGCACCGGCAAAGTCACCGCTTATAAACTTTTTAACCGCCGAACCTACTAGGCCAATACCTTGTAAAAAAGAACTTAAAGCACTATAAGCAACTTTAAATCCTTGCGTTACATAAGGCAACGCCCTTTCTGCGAAGTTTATAAAGCCATCAATTAACGGCTGCATTGCTCCTAAAATTCCGTTTAATAGTCTACCTACTTGAGTCATTATAGGCTCAAGCTTTTTCATGGCGCTTTCGTTCTTAGCAAACGCAGCCGCAAGGCCGGCTACTAAAGAAACTATTAAGCCAATACCCGTAGCTTTTAACGCAGCGCCAAAGCTAGTAGTTGCAACCTTTGCTTTATTAAGCGCGCCTCCTAACATACCTAAAGGGCCTCCGGCGCTTTCAAGCGTATCAATCCAATCGCTTGACGCTTTCTTAGATCCTTTAATTTTATCTTCTAAATCATCAATTTGATTAAATAAAGTTTTAAACTCTTCGGAACCCGCTGCGGTATTTTTTAACTGCTTTTTAAGTTCTTTAAGTTCGGCAATACTACCGGCCGCAGCTTTACCAATACCGGCGACTTCGTCTTTGGTTTTATTGGCTTCAGTCGTTGCTTGGGTCGAATCCGTTTTTATTTCTACTACTACTTGCGTTTTTTTAGTTGCCATGTTTTATTATTTTAAACAAGTAGTTAAACCTACTTGTCTTATTAGGTTAGTATAATTATAAGACCCAAAGGCCTCATTGTATTCGTTATTCATAACGTCTTCATAAGGTAGCTTATCGGTATAAGCACCTTTGTAAAATATATTATGATTTTTTCCAATATCGTAAGTAACTCCGGAATTGTGGAAAATATCGCACTTGCTCCATTTTTCAATAGGATCTGTACCCCAACAAAAATCTAGTCTTGGCGTTATTTTTACATCAAGATCGTAATACCAACAATTCCAAAGCATACCCCACATTCCCGCCGTAAATTGTTGAATGCCGTAATAGCTTGGATTTTTTTGTACTCTTAAAGGTTCGCTCTTTTGAAAGTAATCATATAAAGCAACGCTATCGCTTTCTACCTTTTGCCAAAACTTATAATCAGTATTTTTAAAAATGTATTGGCTACCTCCGCTATTTAATCGGTGCTTTATTGGTACGCTATAATCTAGCCCTACAATGTCGCACATATCGTCGTAAAGGTCTTGGCCTTTTTCTAAAATGTAATCGCTCCAAATAAAGCTTTTGCTATCGCTTACATAGCATGAGTCGTCTTGCTCTAAGTCTGTAAAGTCTACCGGCTTAGTAAAAATCATGTCGCAATCATGCAAAAAAATATTTTCCATTTGCAAATATGGATAAGCTTTATAGTGATGCTTTACCGCATTCATTATAACACTTGGGATATAATTAGGCATAACCCTTGTATCCGTGTACTCAAAGAAAGCTATATTATTAAATTTTTCTTTTAGCCTATCAAATATTTGCTTTGTTTCGGGCAAGTTTGTCTTATCGTTTGGGTCTTTACTTACAGATAATAAAACGTGAATATTATTATCGGGAATGCCTACCGACTTAAAGTTGGTAAGCATTACTTCTAGATGCCAAGCGTAATAAATTATTTTAGGTTGCGTGCAAATATATATCATATTTTTTTTTA